GCTGTTCCTTGGCTATGACCGATTCAGACTATTGGTTGGCGCATTGCTTGCAGGAAATGGAGCAACTACAGCAGGACAGCTTGCATCATACCAAACGGATTACGACCCATTAAGATTTGTGTTCCCTGGAACAGGAATTGAAGTTGTTGCAGTCAACGGATTGTCAGGATTTCAAAATGGTTACTTGATGCGTACAAGCAATATGTACCTTGGAACATCGCTTGATGAAGATTTTTCTAACGTAGAAATGTGGTATAGTAAAGACCAGAGAAAACTGCGCTTTGTTATGGAATTCACTTTAGGCACAAACGTGGCCTATTTGGATGAAGTAGCACAGATTCGTATATAACAGAATTGATTCAAAGGTGATGGCAGAAATGCCATCACCATTACTAAAAAAAACAATTAGCAAATGAGTTGCCCACTTACCCAGAACTATGCATTGCCATGCCGCGACAGTATCGGTGGAATTTCCAAGTTGTATATTGCAACATTGGCTGATTACGAATCATTAGCTGAAACAGTTAGCGGTGGTGACATCACTGAATTTGCATCTGCATCATTGGTATTTCAATCTTACGAACAACTGAAGGAAACTTCAAGCGTGACTGAAACAATTACAGCATCTATTCAGAATGGCACAGTTTACTACGCACCAGAAGTAAGTGTTGTTCTTCCAAAATTGGCCACATCTACACGTGACGAAATCAAGTTATTGGCGCAGAATCGTGTTGTTATCATGTACACAACTAACGATGAAACACGAAACACATTTGTTGTTGGAAGGTCAAATGGCCTTGAAATAACTGCAGGCACAGCAGCAACAGGAACAGCATTTGGTGACCTGCAAGGTTACACATTAACTTTCTCTGGAATGGAACCTGCAATGTCATTGAAACTTACACCAACAAGCGGAACTGTTCAAGCAATGATTGATGCCGTAACCGAACCATAAGACTTTTCTTTTCTCTCTCTGTTTTGAAAGGTGTGGCGTTACTGCTGCACCTTTCTGCATTTTGGCACAATCTGGTCCATTTGCTATTTAAAGAAAAGCACAACAATCATGGCAAGTACAGTAGTGGCAAGCACGGCAACAATCACAGTTTCAGAAGGTTTGCAGTTAGGTGGCGTTGACCGTTCTGGCGCACATACACGGACCATCAACAATGTCGCAGAAGCTGACAGGCGAGTGATGACCGTATCATCATCTGGCGAGATGGACCTAATTGAATTGAACAGCAACAATGGCCAAGGTAAGTTTGTACGTTCAGCTATTCGTTACATACGAATAACCAATCTTGATGACACAAATTTCATCCGTGTAAGATTCAAGAAATCTGGAGCAGAAACGGCTGATGTGAAAGTTGATGCAGGTGCCACATTTATGCTTTCTACGGGTTCAATGGATGCCGATACAAGTGCAGGTGCATTCAGCGCATTTGTTGATATTGACAACATCAGCGCACAGGCTGACACAGCAGATGTGGATGTTGAATATGTTGTGTTTGCGGTGTGATAAACATCGACCGAAATAGCAGCAATGATGTTGTTGTGACCTTGACCGAATATGGCACAGCAACCTATTATCTGTTTGAACTGCGAAGTGATACAACTGAAGGTGTGCAATATTGCGTGGCACAGGATTCATCTGCATTTCCGAATAGATTCAATCAATTCGCTATCACAGAAGTTGGTCCAGGAACACCAACACCAACCAATGCAGAAGTGAAGTTGGGCAATGATGGCCAATGGCAATATTTCATTTACGCAAATAGTTCATCATCAAACCTTGACCCAACAGGTTTGGCCCTATTGGAACAAGGAATTGTAAAAGTGACCGGAACACCTGCACCAACAGAAGTGTACACAGGTGGCAACCAAACATATACTGTTTATGGCGAATAATTTTAGCATACTAAATTTTGAAGCAAACGTGGTGCCTGTGTTCAAGGAAGCTCGTGGCAAAGATTGGATTCTATATGGCGCAGAAGGCGAATACAAAAATCGTTATCCAGATTTCCTGTTGGAATTGTACAGAAATTCAGCCAAGCATCATGCGATTATAAACAGTAAGCGTGATTATGTGTGTGGCCGTGGATGGTCCGTTGACACATCTGGAATGACAACAATCCAGAAAGCACGAATGGACCAATTCGTGAAGCATCCAAATGCATATGAATCATTGGATGATGTCTTGGTAAAAGTTGCACATGACTTGGAACTATATGGTGGCTATGCATTAGAAATTATCTATGACAGCATAGGCGAAAAAGTAGCAGCAATCTATCATGCAGACTTCGCTAAATATCGTGTTTCAGAAGATGGTTCTTGCTACTATTACTCAGATGATTGGAGCAAGCACAATCCAGAAGTTGAAAAGATTGAAGCATTCAATTGGAAGGAACCAGGTGGCAAGCAGTTGCTATATGTGAAATCATACCAACCGAACTGCCAATATTATCCTTTGCCATCATACCTTGGTGCCATCAATTATATTGACCTTGATAGAAAGGTCAGCGACTATTTTAACAAGGGAATCAGTAATGGCTTCATGGCAGGGACTTTGTTGAATTTCAATTCTGGCATCCCGACCGAAGAAGAACAACAGGAAATTGAGAGAATGGTGAAGGCCAAATTCACCGGAACAGACAATGCCAACAGCATTCTTCTAAACTTTTCTGATTCCAGAGAAAGGTCAGCAGACATTCAGCAACTGAACAGCAATGATTTTGATAAGCGTTTCGATTTGCTGAACAAGACCATTCAACAGGAATTGTATGCAGGTCATCAGATTTCAGACCCTGCATTGTTCGGCATTAAAGAAGAAGGAATATTCAGCAGCAGAAACCAATTGGTTGACAGCTTTGAATTGTTCCAGAACACCTATGTCAATGCACACCAACAGTTCATTGAACGAACATTCAATGATTTGGCAGCATTGCAAGGTTTGGAAGGTAGGCTGACCATCAGCGACACAGAACCAATCAGCGTTCAATTTTCTGAAAGCACAATCATCAGCGTGATGACTGAAGATGAAATTCGTGATGCAGTAGGATTGGAAGCAATTGTGAAAGAAGAAGGCGTTGAAAGTGTTGACAGCAAAACCAAAGATGCACAAGCTGCATTGAAAGGAAGTGTTGGTGGTGTCTCTGGAATCATCACGTTGCTGCAAGGTGTCAAAGAAGGACAAGTGGATGCCAATTCTGCAATTGCAATCTTGGTTGAACTGTATGGTTTTGAACCTGCGAAAGCAGCAGCAACAATCAATGGTGATCCATTGCCAGAAGTATCTGCATTTAATTCACAACACATCTGCTGCAAGGCATCTGACAGCAATGAAGATGATGACAAAGAAGCATTGGCCTACCTAAAGGAAACAGGCAGTTTTGAATTTGATGTTGTTGGTGATAGACGATTTAAATTTGATAATTTTGAAACGGCACACATCCGTGAAGGTGAATGTTTAAAATATTGGTTTGCTGAATTAGGACCAATTGAATCCGCCATTCTGGACATCTTGGTGAAGGAACCATCAACGCCATTTTTGTCCATTGCAAGAAGTTTACAAATAAGCAATGACCGGATGATGGCTGCAATTCAAGCATTGAATGAAGCAAATGCCATCAACATCATCATCAAAGAAATTGCAGGCAGCACACAACGTGTTGTTGATGTGACTGAAGAAGGCAAGCGAATCATCAAGGACATCAAACCTGTTGAAGAAGAATTTGGCATTGGTTACGTTTATGATTTACGGCCAGAACTTAAGGCGAAGAATGAACCATTGGTGATTGAAACATCACGTGATTTCTGTATTGACCTGCTGCGTGAAAGCAGACCATCGAATTGGGAATCAGATGATGTCCAAGAAATTGGTGAAGGATATACGGGAAAGGTTTGGACCTTGGAAGAAATCCAAAGGCTGACAATGCAAACAGGCAGGAATGTCTGGAATCGTGGCGGTGGATGGTGGGGGAAATCAATCCATTGCAGACACGAATGGCGGCAAGTTTTAATTACGAAGAAAGCTAAGTAATGGCAACACCTGTTTTATTCATATCAGAATCGTATCTGAAGGACAGCACATTGCTGCACGAAAATATTGATTTCAAATATCTGCGGCCAATTATCATCATGTGCCAAGACATCAATGTTCAGCCAAAACTTGGTTCCACATTGTATGATGAAATCAAGGCACAAATAGTTGCAAGCAGTTTAACAACTGCAAACCAAACATTGCTTGATGACTACATTCAGCCATGTCTGCGTTATTGGATTGAATCAGAAGCACCAACTGCCATCAGCTACAAATTTCTGAATAAAGGATTGATGCAGCAAAGCAGCGAAAATGCAAGCACATCTTCCTTGGATGAAATCAACTTCATCAGCCAGAAGTATCGTGATAAGGCTGAATGGTACACAGAAAGATTGGTCAGATTCCTGTGTGAAAATGCATCAGACTATCCTGCGTATCAATCACCTGGCTCCGGCCTTGATGTGATTAGGCCAGATAAAGATGTCTACAGCACAGGTATATTTTTAGGCAACAGGTACAGGTCCAGAAGTTTGCAAGACAAGTATAGAGATGGATATATTGATTATTGATGGCGAAAGGAATCAACAAAAAGAACATTGAAAAATTAGAAGCATTTGTATACGCTCAACGAAATATTCGAAATAATCGAAACACAGGCCAACCAACATCTGCAAATAAGGCAGTACGGACAAGGTGATGTGTGGGAATTGCAGCCGGAAGAACTTGACTATGTTGTTCTGTGGGCTATTGAAGAAAGCGCAAGTGTTTCTGAACGAACATTAACGTACAACATCAGATTGATATGCATGGACCGAGTGCTTCCAGGCGAAGAAAATGAACACGAAGTGATGTCTGACACGATTTCCATCTTGATGGATTTCGTTGCATATTTCAGACAGTTGCACACGGAACAATTGAGCATCCAAACAAGCGTTTCATTTGAACCATTCACAGAAAGATTCACCGACAAAGTTAGTGGCCATTCATGTGTTCTAGCAATTACGCAGCCATATGCATATGACAGGTGCCAAATACCAACAAGCTAAAAAAATAAAGTAATGCAATACCAACAAAAAGCAATCGCATCCAAAGGGTCTAAAGTTTTGACCGGAACAGGCGCACATCCATCATTGAATGGCTATGCAATAATTGTGCAAGAAGATACAGTATTCACAGCATTTGAAGTTGATGGCGTTGGCTCATTGGCTGACTATGGGCTAAGTGGAACAACTTGCAAAGCAGGTGGATATATAACTGTGCCAGAATCGTCAAGCATCACATCATTGACAATGTCATCTGGAAGCTGCATCGTCTACAAAGGATGAACAGCATTGTCAACATAGCACGAAGGCAAGCATCATCTGGCGGTGGTGCATCTATCACCTACCCTGCAGACACGTTTTCTGATATGTCCTTTGCCTTTGGATTGATAAAAGCAAGTTCATCCTATTCGGGTGATTGTCTTGAAATTCAAAGAGATTCGGACGGTGCTTATAATACGGTTGGATGGAAAGCGGACGGAACTGCTGACCTTTCGGGTGTACTATCTTGGGCTGGAACGGACACGGTGAACGTTACGGAAGTCTATGACAGTACTGGTAATGGCAATACTTTGGTTAATACAACTGCAGCATCGCAAGCAATTTTAGCAAGTGGTGGCTCGTTGAATCTTTACGACAATCAGTTGTTTATGAATGATAAATTTTACCAGTTTGTCACGGGTGGGACAAACACTCCATATAGTGCGCCAGAGTTGGATTTGTACACCGTATACACTCCACAGTCATCTGCTGGTAAATTTTCATTAGCTATCACAAATGCAGATATAAACAGTGGATTCTCTCTTTTAGCAGATAATTTAACTGCAACGAATATCAATTATAGATTTGGCTCGCCTATTTACTATCAAGATGGAGCGTTAAAATCTTGGGCAAATAGAACTGCTGTGAAAACTGATGTTCTTGTGCCTTTGACACGTACACAACTTTCCATACTTGGCGGTGATGCAAGTCTAGGTATAACAAATAATTCAAATCTAAGAATTGGTGGCAGTAGTTATAATTATATAATTATAGGTGGTAAAACACTATGGGGATGGGTCAAAGACACATCTTCAGAACGAACGGCAATTGAAGCGATGATTAATGAAAAAGTAAATATTAGTATATAATGTATTTATTGTTCAGCACATACGAAGAAGCAGATGCACGTAACCGAAAGGCGATAATAGATAGAGGCTATCCATCGGGAATTACGACCAAGTTGTGGAATGAAATAGAAGTTTATCAAGGTCAATATCAAGGTGATTGGGCTTTAGACGTTGGCACAAATTACGAACGTGATTTAACGCCTAAAGAAATCTCTGAACTAGTGCCCGAAATTAACGAACAAAGTAACCTAGTGTTATAATGGAAATACTAATTGAAGCGTTTACGCAGTACGGTATAGCTGGGGTCTTTTTGGGTGTCCTTATCTTCTATTTAAACAAGCTGACAGACATCCATAGAGATGAACGGAAGGATTGGCAAGATGCCAATGACAGACACGTGGACAAATTTAGCGATGTGATTGCTGACAACACAAAAGCATTGGTTGAAATGCGTGGAGAAATCAAAGGCAATAAATGCAAGATGTAGGTGAATGGTGTGCATTGCGGCCAATCAAATGTCAATGCATAAATGGAAAATGTGATGGAAAAAGAGAAGAAACAGCCAAGAAAAAGCGCAGCAAAACAGGCCGCAGACATCATCAAGAAGTTTGAAGGTTTTGAATCTGGACCATATTTGTGTCCTGCAAACGTAGCAACCATTGGCTATGGCACAACCATCTATGCAGATGGCACCAAGGTGTCAATGGATGATGATGCAATTGATGAAGCAAAGGCAGAAGAAGAACTGCTGAACCATATCAAGAAGGTTGAAAAACAGGTCAATGCTGTCCTGGACGTAAAGCTGAAAGCACACCAGAAGGCTGCATTGATTTCATTTGTGTATAATGTAGGAATTGGCAATTTCACCAAATCAACATTGCTGCGAAAGGTGAATCATTGTTCAGATGACCAACACATTCCGGATGAATTTAGACGATGGACCAAGGGCGGTGGCAAGGTATTGCGTGGATTAATTCGAAGAAGGGAATCTGAAGTTGAACTATGGACAGGCAGTTGCTGATTCATCTGTTCAAATCTGTGTGGCCGTATCTGGTCACGTTTCTTCTTGGTGTTCTTGTTGCATGGCAAGGCTGTGGCACCGGAACCAGAACCATCACAGAAACAGTTGAAATTGAAAAGCCAATATATCGCACAGAGTATGTTGATAGGTGGAAAACAGACACAGTTCGTTTTGTTCAGCGCATAACTGTAACCGATACAGTCACCAACACCATCATCCAGGAACGTGAAGTTCTGATTATTGACACAGTTCAAATCATTCAATCATGGCTGACTGAAGTGAACAGATACGACACAACCATCACATTGGCTGATGGCAAGCTGCAAGCCACATGGTTCAATTACCAGAATATAACTGAAGAAGCAGCATTCACATACACATCCGATGTGCAGAAGGCACCATCATATGGAATAGGCATTCACGCATCCATCGAAGCACAGACTGATTTCATCGAAAATGTTCAGCCATTGTTTGGTGTTGGCATTCATGGTGACATCAAAAAGATGTATATTACTACGAACTACAAGTACAATGGTGACCATTTTGTTGGTGTAACTGTTGGAAGAAAAATTTGGCAAAAATGAGCGTAGACTATTATTATGACCAAGATGATGAGACACGAAAGCAGATTGATGAATTGCTGCATCAGAATGCAATCTTGCAATCCAATCTTGGAATGGACAGCACACCGGAAGAAAAGAAATCAGCAAATGACCAATGGATGGTTCTGGCGATGAAGATTCGTGACCTTGACAGCAAATTCTATCATGAACGCATAATAGCACAGCATCAATGAGAAGCATTAAAGGTGAAATCGTCAATAAGTACATGGAGCATTGGTCACATCTGCCATCATTGTCATTGGCGAAGCTGATATACAAAAGGAACAAATCAGCATTCATTGATATTGAGAATGTACGCAGTATTATCAGATACTATCGTGGACAGCATGGTGACGAAAAAAGACAAAGCGTAAAAGGAACAGAGCACGTGACAACCGAGAAAGCACAACAGGCCAAAGCATTGGGCGTGGCAAATCCATTTGGATTGCCAGAAAGTGATGAAGCAGAATGGGAACCATTCATTCTTCCAAAGGCAGCTACAAGGATTTTGTTATTGTCGGACATCCATGTGCCATATCACAACATTGAAGCAGTTAGCAAGGCAATCGAATATGGTAAGCAGCAGAATGTGAATGCTATTGTTTTCAATGGTGACACAGTTGATTGCTATGCTTTGAGTAGATATGAAAGTGACCCAAGAAAGCGAAGATTTGGCGAAGAATTGGAAGCAACAAGGCAGTTGCTGCAAGTGTTCCGGAAGGAATTTGATGGTGTTCCATTCTATTTCAAACTTGGAAACCATGAAGAAAGATACGAAGCATATCTGCGAACTAAGGCACCGGAACTGATTGGCACAGCAAACTTCACGATGGACCAACTGTTGCGATTTGGTGAACTTGGATGTGAATTGATACAGGACAAACGTGTGATAAAAGCAGGCAAGCTGTCCATCATGCATGGCCATGAATTTGGCAGGTCAGTTTTTTCGCCTGTGAATCCTGCACGTGGCTATTACATGAGAGCAAAGGCATCTGTGATATGTGGCCATAACCATCAAACATCAGAGCATTCAGAATCTAATCTGGATGGCAAGGTAGTGACAACATGGTCCACAGGCTGCCTGTCTGAACTACATCCAGGATATATGCCTGTGAACAAATGGAATCATGGTTTCGCTGTCATTCGTGTGGATGACAATGGTGACTTTGAAGTGGACAATCTGCGAATAATAAAAGGCAAAGTAAGGTGATTCAAACAATCGTCAATTTGCTGATTATTTCAATGATTCTGTTGTTGATACTTGTTTTCTGCACCATCATTTTGGCTGTGCTGATTTGGAAAGTTAGCGAAAGGAACAAGGACATTCAAAGTGAAATTGATGCATACCATAACACCTTGGTGAACACGGAAGAAATGTACCTGCACATCATCAAAAATCAGTCAGATGATGATGACACATGGCTTTCCGTTAATTAACTGTTAAATTTATTGCGTTGATTGTCAGCACGTTAACATAAACGTGTGCAATTTCCTGTGCAGTTATTTGGAAGTTATTGACATTATTCCATATATTCGTGGAAACATTTAAAAACACAGAGAAATGAAGATTGTCAATTGTATGAAGACTGAAGAAGCAGCCATTGAACTGCTGAACAGCAACGGATACGAACCATTCAAGAAGAAAGCCAATTGCCATTGCGAATGTGGCGAAACACAGGCGGTGTTGGCCTATTCTGATGATTATGAAAAAGCTGCATTGGTTGGCATTTGTGATGCCTGTGGTGATGATGATGCTTTTTCTGAAGATGTAATTCAATTATAAACCATATAGAGAAAAGAAAAATGGAATACGAATTTCAAACAACAATCGAATCAGCAGATGTTACAATCACATTTGACTATCAGCCAGAAGAATCTATGGTGCTATATTATTCAGATGGCTCTGGATATCCTGGATGTGCAGCATCAATTGACGGTTACGATGTAACCTTTGAAACAAAACGGTTTAATTCAATCACTCACAGATGGGAAGTAGTTCGTCAAGACATTACAGACTTCGTTGAAGATATGGGTGTAGATATTGAGGAACTTTGCTTTAATCACATTGAAACACTAGGATAATGAAGAACGCATCACTATTAGATTGCTACAAATCAGACACAACATATCTGTCTGATGAATCCAAGATGGTTGTTTTGGACATCATTACACGAATTGACACAATCAATCAGATGGCCAAGAATGATGTCATCATTTATGCAGATAGTCAAATCATCATTGAACGCCATGTGCTTGGTGCCATCAGCAGATGGTTGGCAATTTGGGACCCAGATTATAATCATCACGAAGGTGTTCACACACCATCAGAATCATTGCCATTCTATTGGATGTGCTTCACATCAGATGTGGCAATGTTGACTTTGAAAACCAAATCAGAAATCAATTAAAAATAAGTAAGCATGAAAAGTACAGAAAGAGAAACAATGAAAAGATTGGCAGATGAGAATGGCCTAACAGCAGACCATTTCTTCAAATCGCCACAGGGCTTTGTGATAATTACACGGCAAGGCATTGAAAGGATTCAGCAGCATCGTGGCATCCGTGTGAAGTATGAAATGGTCCACATGACAGACGATTGCAAGCACGTAGTCATCAAGGCAATTGGCGAAATGACAAGTTC